TGTTGCGTAAAAATATTTGATAAAGTGCCACCTCATAAAATAAACCGTATCCGCTATCGCTTGTGCCTATATCGTTTGGAGTGCTTAAATAAACGTGCCAATCTTCCCAGGGCTCATCCTTAAACGGTGTACCGCTTAAATTGTAAGCCATATTACTAACAACATAACGATCAGGTGAAACGTACCAACGTTTTGTAACCTTTAAATCTTTAAATTGATTGTCTACGCAATCGCCCAACTCAATAAGAGAATAACCGTAAAAAATAGTATCTAAAGAGTGAGATATAAAACGATTAAACCAAGGTTTATTTATAAGCGTTGAAACCTCATCATTAACCTCTCCTTTGCTGTTGACAATCTGCCAATCTCTCAACATCGTTAAATCTTTTCTACGCTCAACGCAAGCCTTAACGTGGCCGTCTAAAATAGTGTCGATGTAGATTTGTTGCATTAATACCCTAAAAGGGTTAAAAGGCCTCTCTGCTTCCTCGCAAGCGGTACGCCAAGATAGAGTGTCTTGCTTAATACGAGCCAAACGTATCGGGAGGGTAGTTTTCGATAAATGCGATTTGGCTTCTTCGCTTCTTAAGATGTTCGGAACATTTGGTTGCCCAAACCAAAGAAAGCCTTTTGGTAGTATATTTTTAATTGATGCCATTTAGTAAATATTTGTATTACGTTCATTACTGCCCCATTGTATAAATCTCCCTGTAGTTGGTTGCAATTCCAATTTAGGCGTTACGTTACCAAGTGAACACATTTTAAGCCAAGCGATAGCGTTCTCATAACGAGTGATGCGAAGTTCTGGTATATTTCGAGGCGATATCCTGCTATGCAAATGATAAAGCGCAATATCTATGATATAATTTAATAGTTGTGGATCTCTTGCGTTGCCTGTTTTAGCCAACTCCTCATCAAACAAATACTTTTGAATTAAATAAGACCGAGCCTCACCTATTGCAGTAAGTTCGGCCTGCTGTCTAATTGCCTCGTTCTCGTTGATAATTTGTTGCAGGTTTACATCCTGTATCAAAAGGGAAAAATCTTTATTTGTAAGGTAACTCATAATCGATAGCAATTTTATTTTTATACTTTGCAAAGATATTACAAAGTTCTATAATCTCATCTTTGGAAACCTTGGTTTTATCTCTTTTCAAATCTTTCATATACCGTGCTGCTTCCCTAACTTTCACAAAATTAATTGTATGCCCTGTTTTTTTGTTAACTATGTAGTACATATTTTAATATCCGCTTTTACTTTTATTTCTACCTATTGAAATTCCTAAACTTTTTGAGCCTCGTTGATAATTTTGAAACTCGGTGCTAAATGCAGTGCAACAAATGTAATCAAATAAATCGGAATAATGCCCAACTTTTTGAAACCTCGCACCTGTCTGCGGATTTGTTGCCATTTCCTTTAACTTCGTGCCATCGCTAGACTCCTTTAAACCTATAAAATCACTAATTGCTGTTTTGCAGTTCTCACCTATGATAACTCTAATACCGTCAAAATTCTTTTCAAAGATAGTGTTTATAAAATTACCACGCATCACCACACTGGGGTTACTTGCTTGTACTCTATTGCGAGGTTTAAATTGCGCGAGGTTGTCGAGTATCAAACGATAAAAATTGTAACCGTGTTCAAGTTTAGTATCCGATTTGTTGGCTGTTGCATCACCATAAACAAACATACCACTCTCGTGGCCTTGAAACTTACGAATAATCTCATTACATACCGCCTTAACGGTGTTATTTGGTGATACTCCGCTTATCTCATCAATCATTCGTAATTCTTTACCCTCGATTTGAAATATACCGCAAGGTAAATAAGGGTTAACGTTATCATCCCAACTAATATGAAGCGGTAAAGCTGGGTTATAATTCGTATGCTTAACGTGGTGATCTATTTCAAAGCATTTATAAAACTCTCCACCTGTTTTTAATTGTATATCCCAATTACCCTCAACGAATACCATATATTCAAACGTTGGTAGGTTTTTAAGGTTATCGAGGTAGGCCTGTGGTAAATATGGATTGTCGGTAATCTTTGCAGGGATGTAAACCCACTCGCTTGGTAGTGTTCCGTTTTTCCATTTGTCATAAATCAAAGTCTTAACCCATCCAAATGTAGGGTTACATGTTGCTAATATAACTGGCTTAGGTTGGATGCTGTCTTTAATGATCCAACTCCCTGCACGTTCAAACGCTTTATAAAATGTTTGTTGTTGGCACTCGTTAATCTCTTCAAATAGAAAGCCGTTGACCTCTAAACCTTTCATCCAGTCGAGGTCTTTATCCTGTGAGTAATTTTCGGATTTGAATAGTATAACCGATCCGTTTGGATGGTGATATTCGTAAGGCGATTGTCTAACTGTACCGCTCGGCTCGATTTTGCGAAACGAGGGTATAGTAGTCGTTCGTATCTTCTCCATATCTTCCCGAATTACACACCACCTTGAATGAGGGAAGACCTCACACATAATAAGCAAGGCGGATAAACCCCAAACAGATTTCCCGCCTCTAATTGCTCCACCGTACAAAATGAAATTATACTGCTCCGATTGTAGCAGTTGCATTGCTTCAGTCTGTTTAGGTGTTAACTCCATTAAACTTTTACTTCGTTATCACCCCATTTGATAATAGTTGGAGTTGTTTTAATCTCTCCGCTGTGTTCTTGTTGTAATTTTTCGCCATATTTTTTAGGGTTTAATTTTGATAACGACCATTTTAGCGCATCAATCTTTAATCTCCTGTGTCCTAACATATCGCCAACGGTTATCTCTGTTCCTTTATCGCTTGTTTTAGTTGTTTCGCCATATTCAATATTGTAAGCAATTTCAACAATTTCATCAAATAAAGTGTCCGTTCTTAAATCAGTTGCCAACTCGTATCGTTTCGATTTCAATTCATCATCCTTTAACCAAATGAAAAAAGTCGAACTGCTCGGCATATTCTCATCGGTTTTTAATATCGACCTTAAAGAGCGACCTGTTTCAATTTGCTCACAAATGTAAGTAAATGTATTTTCTATTTCTTGTTTAGTGTATGCCATTATTTAATATTTTTCTATACAAATCGTTAACTCTCTCGGAATTAATGCCACGAATATAGTAAAAATTCATTACTCTTTTAATTCTTACGATAGGTTTAAATCGTTGTATTTTCATAGTTTAAAATCTCGTGTTTAACATTATCCAAATAAATATCGAATATACTGCCTTTAGATGCGTAAAATAAATTTGTGTGAAAGTTTCTAACCTCCTCAACTGCTATTAAAGCGCAACGGATGCTCTCGGCAGGATCTTGGTATAAAATATATTCTTTTTTTTCAGTATCGTGAAAATGATTGAATTTATTTATTAACTCCCTTGCTTTTTCTTTTGGCGTCATAGTTTTATAGTTACTTTTCTTGTTTCACAACCCATTTTATGCACTCCATTATATTGATGGCATTTATCGCAATATTCTAAATGCATATCGCATTCTCCATTTTTATGCGGAGGTATTACAAAATAACTCTGCTGGTGAGTTGATGGTGTTGCTTTGTACCTGTAACACGTTTCTTTTTTGTTACAGATTAATCCTGTACACATTGTAATATCTGCCATATTAATTTCCTTTTTTAATTAAATAATACCAAAGCCAAACTAATTTACTTCTTATAAATTCATAGGCTATTAATAATAAAATATAATTCATAACTTACAAACAAATTTATCGTTATAATCAAATTCAAAACTCACAAATTCATCGTAAGCATCCAAATACTTAAAGGTATATATCCAGTGGTTTTTAAATGATTTGTTAACCCACTTCTCTGCTATTTGTAAATTTTTTGCAATACCGGATAGGCGTATAGGCCTCCCAGTTGTCGAGGTTTGCTCGTTAAGTGTTAAATCTAAACTAACATTCTTTGAAATCTTTATCGTAGTCATACCATACTTTTACATTAATACCTAAATCTCTCAACTCTTTAATTCTCACTTTCTGCAACTCGGATAACTTACCTGTTGGCCGTTTCACTTCCACAAATGTAGTGATATTATTTTTAATAGCAATTAAATCGGGATAGCCATTTTTATTAGCTTTGATTATCTTAAGCACGAAGC